GCACTTCTCCAATCTACTTTTACTCTCATTATTTTCCTGCTGGTGCGTTTGGTGCTTGTCCATCTAACTGATTATCTGTGAAATCTGTTTTCAATGCAAAATATGTAGTTAAAAGTTTCTGCGATGTTAATTGTAAAACTTGACTCTCTAGGTATCCTGGAAGACCATAAGGTTTGTCCAAAGGGTTTTTACACCACTCTTCATCTGTAGGTCTTGCATCTCCACAATCACATTCAGGATACATAATCTCATTAGGAACATCCTGTTCAAAGAATGCAGCTATTCTTATAGCTTGAAGAAGAGGATTGCTTACATACAAGTAGTCATTCACAATCCAGTAGTATTCTTCATTCTTTATAATAGGAAGCTTCAATAGATTTATATACCTATTGATAGTAATTTCTTTAAGCTTCTTTCCAGAACCACTCATTGCGTTAATTGAATACACACCCTGTATAAGATATTGGTAATTACCTTCTCCTATTCTTGGGAGCTTGAATCTAGTTCTTGCCACTGTACAGGGGTCTACATAATTACAACACTCTGAAATAGAAACTTCCATCATCTCTAAACAAGGAATGGTAGTGAAGAGAGTTGATGTAGCCCAAAGCTTTCTAAGATTTGTTTCTCTCTTTATAAGAAGCTGAGCATTATTTTTGATTTCAGAAGCTATAACACGATCTGTTATTAAGCTATCTGTAGATAGAAGCTTATGCATTGATCGTACATCTGAAACTAGTTTTCTTAATGTTGACATTATAAATACTGTTTAAATATGTTTGTCATGCCTTGTCCTTTTTCTATTAGGAAAGCTGTAATCTCTCCTTTAGAGCAAGTGTAGCCATGTTTATCATCCCATTTACTTTTTGCCTTTGAAAAGGCAGGAATCTGGTAGAACTTAATACCATTAAAGTCTTGTGAAACCTCATGGTGTTTATCTCCTGTAAAAATATAAAAGTGATCATAATATGACCACTCATCTCTAAATTCCATTGGAAATATACTTGCAAGCTTTGAAGGCTTTATAGCATCTCCATGATTAAACATCATTGCTGTAGTTCCATAGGATATATACTTCCTATAGCTTGGTTCTGTATTAAACACCACTCTTTCATCTTGCACATCATGTCTAAAGTATGCATCTAACCACTTTATCAAATGCCACCCTACATACTCATCATGGTTCCCAGGAACATATATAACCTCTACATACTTGGCATTTCTTAAAAGAAGTGTAATCATATCTATCTCATGATTACATATTTCTTCAAAAGACTTCTGATAATCGTCTGTGTTCTGTTGAGGAGTTCCTTTAGTGGTCATGCCTGTCCACTCACTATTAAACTCATCAGATCCTATTATGTAAGTGACTGTTGTAAGATCATTGGATAGTTTTGCCTGAGCAAGTATAGTGCTAACTCTTGTTTCAATATCAGCACCTCTCCATTCAATCTTATTGTCACCATTAATGTCATGTTTGTTTAAATGAGAATCTTGTTTATTTATTATTAGACAAGCTTCTGATTTATCTGTTTCCTTAGGAGCAGATGTTTTCTTTGCTACTGGTTTATAGGTAGTTAGAAACTCAACAAAATAATCCTGAAAGAGCTGTTCATCACCTTTCTTACTTAACCAAGCTTTTACCTGCCAACAGGGATTGTTTGTATTCCCCCAATAGTTCTGTATGTATTTAGTTATATTCCACTTATCTGTATCAATCTTTGACTTCTTTATAAGATCATCAAGACTTTTTATTTCCTCATCTGTATTAAAAACTAGCTCACCTGTACCACTTACAATATCCTCCTCATACTTAACTGATTTATTAGCAGCACTATGTAACTTCTTTGGTGCTCTGTTGATTGTTTGTCGTCTACCCATCTCCTTATAAAGTTCTGAGATCTTTTCTTCACTTACCCCTAAAGCTTCTGCATAATATGCTTTACTTTTTTTCTTATACAACATTTCCTTCAATCGTTCAATCATCTGTTGATTGTTATTCATATAGAGGTAAGTTTGATTAAAACTTTTTAAAGATAATTATTTTTTTTGTAATTGTCCAAATTAAATTAACAGAGATAATTATTGTATATAATTAGATTAGTTAAAAAGAAACTCCCAGCATAGAGATGCTAGGAGAACATTCCTACAAAACCAACAAAGCAGGAGTTTTTATATAAATTATTAACAAGTTTCTATAATTTGAACTGTGTAACTATCATATCCTAATACAACAGATGCAGCAAACTGTGGAATTACTGTACTTGGAGGATATGTATTTGTAAATACAATAGTTGCACCTTCTAATATTGTTATTGTTGTAGTTCCACCACTTCCTGTAGTTCCAAAAACTTGCAATAAATAACCAGGGTATACAGTTATTGGAAGAGATCCTGAACCAACATAAGGTGTAGCTTGAGTAAATAAATTAGTATCAACAATATCTATTTCAAACACTCCACCTGAAGAACATGTATCCACTTCATAAAATACATCAGTTCTATTTATATTTGTTTCACAAACACCACCCACCTTACTAACATCAACAGATGAATAGAATCTAAAACCTGTAGTGTAATTATCCCAATAAGATGTTAGCATTTCAGGGTATGGTTGCGTAGTAACTAAAGATGCTAATAAAATTCCTGAAGGTCCTAATATAGGATCAAAAGTATCCCATGATTCCCATCTAGTATTAAGTACACTATATATAACATACACTGTTCTTGAACTTGGTCCTAAAGGACAATTAAAGTTACATAGTAATTCATAGTAGGGATGATTGTTATATAGTCCTGTTGCAACACCCCCAACACCAGTTATAGTACATAACAAATTTTGACTTCTACCAACAACAGTAAAACACATATCTATTAAAAGATATGGATTTTGTGTAGTTGTAGTTGTTGTTGTTGGACAATCTCCATCAACTGAACAAACAAGTGTACCTCCTGTAATTGTAGAAACTTCACCACCTATACATAAAGAATTAACACTTCCTTCCTCAGCACAGAAAGTTATACTTGTAACTTTATCATTAATAATCTCACTACTAGCAGTTCCATCAGGATTAGTCCAACTAATTGTACATTGTCCTCCTCCTCCTGTCACGTTTGCAGTGTAACAGTAATTAGCAAGGTCTATAGGAATATCAATATAGTTTGTACATATTCCTGCTGACATCACTCTAATTGTTGTTGTAAATGGAGGAACAAGAATTGTTGTATATCCTGCCTCAAGAGCAGCTTTAGTTACCCCCACCTCAAATGCAGAAGAATATCCATCTGCATCAGAGAATAAAAGAAAAGGACCTGTATCAGCACCAGCAATAGTTAATGTTATTGTTACTGTCATTTATGTTTGGTTTAAAACTGTGTCCACGCACTGCCATTCCAGTATTCCATTTGACTTAAGTCAAGATTAAATCCTAATTCTCCTATTGCAGGTGTTCCTGGTCTTCCCACCTTACGTACTGTAGATCCATTTGTCCAGGTTGTAGGAAAACCACCAATAGAGATAAATGTAAATCCTGTTTTATTTGTTGATCCCCATAATACTTCATCTACAATATTTGAAAAGTCATCTCCTGCTACAATCTGCATAATTATATACTTTGCACCAGTATCAAATGTACGTACCACTGTATCAGTCCATCCTGTTGTGCTCCAATGAGCAGGAACAATTCCTCTTTCTCCTGCTCTTGCATCATGTCCATCTTTTGACTTTACAAGACCATTGGTCATTACATGAAATACATTAAGACGCTCTGCAGGATTATTGCCTGATTGTTTACCATGAGCAACACTAAATGCTGGTAAACCAGGATCTGAGAATTTAGTAATATAATCTACAGCAGTGCTATCATTAAATATACCAACTTGGAATGTTCCTAAAGCCCCTATAGGCGTTTCATTATCATATCCAATAGAATGACAATAGGATCCTCGAACTATTTGAGCATATCCAAGAGCACCACATTGACTAGTGTAAATTGAATTACTTTCACCTATTGCATAACTGCTTGATCCTGTATATATAGTATTGGCTACACCTGCAGCAAATCCATTTTGTCCAGTTCCTAATAAACTATTAGCTCTACCAATAGCTGTTCCAAATTTTTGTAGAGGAATAGAATTATTACCAATTTGTGTATATTCAGAATATACATCAAGAGTCTTTACTCCTAATGTTATTTTTGAAAGTTTTTGAGGAGAGGTTGAATCGCTTAATGTTAAATTATATGTAGCAAGATCTATTGATGTATTTTTAAGTAATGGTCCACCAAGTTGAATATTGTTCACTGTCTTTGTAAGACCATTGTCTGCTGTAATAACTACTGGAGGTGGAACAATCAATGTAGCAAGAGCTGATGTAGAGATTCTTCTTACAACACCTGCTGTTGTTTCTGTAACAATGAAATCAGGATTTGCATCTGCCTGAAGGCCTGCTAAAGATAATGTGTTTGTAACATCTGTTGTTACAGTGGTTGGTTTAATTAATGGACCACTTAATTGTAAAGTTCCTGCTGTATTAGTAAGACCATTATTAACAATGATTGTAGAAATAATACTTGCTATTGTTGTTCTTTTAGTTACACCACCACTTGTTTGAGAAAGTACGTATGTAGGAGTTAAGTCATCATCTAGTCCTAGTAAGGAGAATGTGTTTGCATGACTTGTTGTAATAACAGTTTGTTGAATTAGTGGTCCACCAAGTTGTATGTTATTTGCAGTTTTAGTTAGTCCATTGTCTGCTGTTACAGAAAGAGCTGGAGGATTACAAATCACAGCATCTATTTTCTGAAGAGCTAATGACATGTTATCACATGGATTTATTCCTGAACAAGGAAGATTTGGTCCTGTGTACAACACAGAATCAGATGATAGTTTGAGGGTTATACAAGGATCGATATTACAACCTCCTGTTAATCCTCCTGTGGTATGTATTGTGCTAGTGTAGCAAGGTGTACCTGGTAAACAAGACATTTATATTAAGTTTAAATTATGGACGATACATTATGTAATAAGCAGCAATTGCTGGTTGATTGTTAGCATGTGCTTGGTTTCCACCAGCAGTAACGTTTGTAAGATCTATTGTAAGAGCTGACTTACTAGGACTAGTTAAACCAAGTGTAGCAGGAACACTACCTTGTGCTAATGAATAACTTGTATTTCCTCCAAGAGCTGCTCCATTTGCAATTGATGTTGCAGCTGTAATAGAGCTATCACTAGTATTACCACCAACTGTAAAGTGTGTGTGGTCAGGATTAGTAAAAGTTAATGTATTCACATGGACATGTGAAGGAATTTGGTTAGTGTTTAATGTAACACTATTACTTCCTACAATTGGGCCTGCAAACGCATAGTTTGGATTAAAAGGAGAAGATGCAGGATTTGTTGCTGATGGAAGAGGTCCACCAGGAACACTTGATATAGCACCTACAGCAACAACACCTCTTCTATCAGGAGTGCTATTTAATCCATTACATAAATAGATTTTATCCCAATCTCCTATTCCCTTACCTGTAGCATCAAACTGTGTTAATGAGCCATAATATTCATAAGCAACATATGGAACCATCTTTTGACTTACTAATGTGCTTGAAGGAAGACCTGCTAAATAATCAGCAACTAATGTATTAAAATCAGCAAGCAATACATAGTTTGTTTCTACATCTACAATAAATGCACATAATGCATCTATTGTTGCCTGGAGAACAGCATGTGTGCCACTACCTGCAGTTACGCCTGTGAGACAGTTTACATCATAATCACCTTCAATTATATCTAATTGATTATTGATTACTACTATGTCTGCAACTATAAGATCTACTTGTTCCTGAAGATCGCATGCAGCTTTTATAAGGGCTGTTAAGAAGTCTACCACTGTAAGATCTCCACATGTAGGAAGATAGTCTTTAACAAGGTTACATATAATAGTGGAACTGATGTCAGGTTTAATTCCTGATCCATCTAATGTTGAGGTGAGGAATGTTATAAGAGCTTGCTCTACGAATGATAGAGAGTCTCCATTCTTTATTCCTAAAACAGGAATGTCTATTCCTGTATATTTTACACATTGGTCTGAGACAATCTCAGCACAACCATTGAAGCAATTTGAACAACTCATTTATTTAAATTTTAAAAGTTTAACTCTACTAGCTATCATCTGCACTGTAAAAGGTGATGCATAATTCTCATTACAAAGCTTATACGTAAGTATTCTTTTGTAGTTAAGAAGGTCAAGCATTACAACACCTTTAGCAGGAAGATTCAATGAAAATACAATATTGTTATAATAATTGTTTGCCATCTCAGTAAGCTTACAATCTATATCAGATAGAAGGGCTGAGATGGTTGTACACTCAATACAATTGGTTAATCTGGGTGATAACATTTTTTAAACTGTTTATTCCCTTTTGCAACTGTCCATGACAATATGCACAGAGACCATTAATTAATTGACATCCACATCCTACATTAGCTCCACACTTTGAACACTTAGCCATATTAGTAAAAGTTGGTTATATAATTATTTCCTGAGCAGCCACAGTCACCTCTTGTAAAGTTAGTTAACATTTTACTTGCCTGAGCATATAACTTGTTTGCTGTATCAACAGCACAATTGTTTGCAGCAGCAACAGCTCCTTGGATAAAGAAATATATACTATTTAGTTCAACTTTTGATTGTGTCTTGATAGCAAGATCACACTCCATCATATCAAGTTGCATAAATGCTGCATCAAATCTTTCTTGTAACTGCTCCACTCTTATTATAGATTTCTCTACATAGTTTTCAAACGATGGAGCAATTGAATATTTTAAATAATAAACACCATCAGGTATGGGATTATTAACTCCAGGATCACTTAATCCTAAAGAAGCAGAATTGAATATATTGAAATCGTTTGGAACGAATGGAAGATTCACTTTTGAAAAACCTGGAACGCTTATCTCAATTGAGGGAGATGCTGGAACACCAACATATATAGAGGCATCAGCAATACCCAGCGTTAATGTGTTGTATGTAGGAACTACTAAAAAATCAAGCTTTGTTGCCATGTTGTTTAAAATAATTATGCCAGAGGATTGAGTTTGATCCTCTCACCTCTGGCATAGGTTATATGATATTATTACTAACTCTTCAGATTAGGTAAAGCTTACAGTTCCTAATGCATCTTCAAGAATTGCTTGAAGAGTTGCAGAAGCAGCTGCTGGAACAGCAACAATTACCATTGAATCTTCATAGATATAATCACCCCATTGGTATGCTGATTTCTCATACTCATTGAACTTGATGTAGAATACATCATACACAGTACCAGCAGTTACCCAAGACTCAAAGTTCTCATTGTAACCAGCCATTCTGTAAAGATGCTTCAAGTAACCAGCTTGGTAGCTGTAGAAGTTCTTTTCTAATTGGATGATTTCTTCTGAAGTACCTGAAGGATAACCAGAAGTTTGTGTTACAGTTGCAACTGCTACAATGTTACAATTATCAGCAACAATAAAGTCAGCTGTAGTTGCAGGACCACTGTAAACAAATGTTCTGAAATACATTCTGTCATACTCAAAAGGGAATGCAGCAACATCACAAGGTTGACCATACTTAGTTAAAGGCTTACCTTCAATCTCAAGAATAGTTCCACCAACGTTTGTGAATGTAAAGAATTGGCTCAATCTGATGTTGTCAGGGTTTGTACCAGTGTTTGGATCACCATCGATAAAGCTAGGAGCAGCAGCTTCTAATTTAGCAATGAACGCATCAATCAATGCATCTGTGTCAACAGTAGTACAAGGATCTCCACCACAATCGCAGCAAGGAGCTTGAACAGTTACTGAACGAGTTAAGCCATTGAAATACAAAGTATCCAAGTAGCTAGAATGAGCACGTAAAGTCAATGTAACAATGTCACCACATTTTACGTTCCAATCTGTAACTTGAGTAATTTGATTTACAGCTGTTGCATTACCTGCAGTTGCATACCACTCAGTAACATTCACGTTCTTACTACCAGTGCTATCAACACCAGAGATCTTGTCAGATCTTTTAGAACCTTGTAAATACGTGTTTGTCCTACCTTGTGCAATGTAGAAATAAGGAAATGATCCAGGTGTGTTTGTTGCAGCATAGGCGTTAGAGAATACTCCAACTTGGCCAGCTGTCAAATCTTGCGTAGAGTCAGTGCTAGGAAACGTTGTTTGTCCTACTGGCACTACGAAGAGCGTAGTTAATGAAAAATCTGCCATTTTGTTTATATTTAATTGTGAAAAAACTTATTCATTTGTTTGAATCCTTGCCTGAGCACTTTGTACAGCTGAAGCATTTTCAGTGTACATTGCTAAGTTCTCAACTGTTAGATCTAGGAGTTCATCCTCTAGATAGGTTTCAAGTTCACAGTCTTGATCTATCGAGGGTGTTCCATCAAACCTTATATAACCAAACTTATCGATGTAAACAGGATATCTCATGTATGAGATGTATATATTAGATGGTGTAAATGTACCATCTGTAAATATAGAGATCTCATCTGAGGATAGAAAGTTGAATGTTTCCTGATATTCAAACGAAGGTTTGTAATGATCGTTTGTCAAGAGGAGGGTAAGATCACCATGTTTAGATAGTTCCTTATTAATCCAAATCTTTCTGTCTTTACATCTTCCTTTATCAGCCAAAACATATGCATCTACATAGAACATATATTTTGGAGACAGTTGATGTAGTCCTGCAGTCCATTGATTTAGTTGTGGGTTTTTAATTGCTAAACTAAGAGGTTGATTATTATATGTTACAACTAGGCTTTGTAAATCTTCATAACGCTTTTTAAATGCGTCAAACCCAAGACCTGCAACAACACTTATTCCATCAATCTTTTGCTTTATCAATTTAATCTGAGCCTCATTCAAGGCTAAGATTTTATCTTCTAACTGAATCTGTTGGTGATCATTAGTAGATAGTTTATTTAACCTTTGGTCGATCTTATATAATAAACTATCTATTGGTATCATACAGAAGCAAGTTTCTTTGTTTTCAATTTTTGTTCAAGAGTAATTAACTCCTCTTGATTATCATCATCAGCTAAAAATTTAACTAGGTCATCTTCATCCTTTGCAACTTCATATTCTCCTTCATAGATTTTACCATTTGGTTTTGCTCTATATACAGAATGTGCAATTGCTTGTTTAACCAAGTCTTTAATATGGAGTAAGTTTTCCTTCATGTCTGCAAATCTATTAAAAATCTCAACAGGACTTAATCCTGCATATTTGCCATTCTTGAATTCAGTTTGTTTTAGGACATTATCTACTAGATTATATACCACCTCTTCCTTGCTATCATCAGTTACTGGAAGACCAAGTAATCTTGCAACTTTCTTTTTTCTCTCAGGAGTCATAGAATCAAACTTAACAATAGCTTTATTAATAAGTTGTTTTTTCTTAAACATCACTGCATTTTCTATCTCTTCATCTGCTACATAAAACTGAGTTTCTGCAGAGAACTCACCACGCTCCCAAGCTTGATAAGAACTTGCAATTGTAGGATGCACACGCAACCATGAAAATGCTAATTCTTGAAAAGGAACGCTAAGATCAAAGAAGTTATCTCCATCTATCAATTTAACAGGTTGAACATGCATCATGTCATCATTAGATGTTGAAAGTCCATAGTTCCAAAAAGAAGAGCGAGGTCCAAGATCAACATCTCCAAGAGCTTCCTCAAGTTTTGCTTTAAGATTTATTACACGTTCAATTTCCATTTCTTTTTCAAGAGGATCTTGGATCCTTCTGATATAGGATGCCTTTGGATCAAGTCCTGTTCTATACTGTCCATCAAGTTCTTTGTAAGGATACTTGAAAACACCTGTACCAGGAATTCTTGTTAGACCTTTCAACGATAGTCCACCTTGCATTGTTTGTAACTGACTATTGTTATAGTCTTTTTTAATCGTAGAGATTTTTCCTATCTTTCCCATATGTAGTTGTTTATTTGGTTTTGTTTGCAGAGAAGTGAACATCGAAGTTCTAGCAATTGGTTATTACCCAATTCAAATCTCTGTGTATTTAAAGAAGAGCCCCAGAGTTTGAGGCCCTTCTCTTATTTATTTTAAGATTACAATTGTGGAATCTCTTCAATCAAGACTGTACGAGACAAATCTTCAATGAATACATCACAACGATCTTTCATCCAGATTTCATAACCTGGGAATTTGTTCGCAGAACTCATACCTTGAGACTTAGCAAAACCTAAGTGGTGACGAGTACCATCGATATAACCCCAAGTCATAGAAGGAGCACCTTTCATTCTCACTTCTCTGATGTTGTTAACCATTGAACCATCGCTCATAGGACTAACATCAAATACCATAAACACTGGAGTGCTTTTCTTGTTTTGACCAAACTCTAAGTTAGATTGTGGCAAATCAAGTTCTTTCAAGTGAATAAGTTCAACACGACCTGTTTCACGTGTAACCATTGCATCGAATGCAAAGTTATAAGTGATGTGTTGACCTTCTCCCTGCATGTAACGATTTCCAGAATCAGCCATGAAAGTCAAGCCACTGTTTAAAGCGTCAGCCTTCAAAGCTTGTTGGAATACGTCAAATCCAGCTTCATTTGTGTACATTTTAACCTTACGATCTTTAACATCCACACGTCTGTAGAACAAATCTCCAAACACGCTTCTGATCAAGTTAGCAGAGAATTCACCACGATTGTATTGTACCAAGTTACCATTGTTACGCATTCTGTGGTAAACACCAGCAGATGTACGCTTTAATTCTTGCTTGCCACCACCAGTTTTAACTGTACCTGGTTTAGACCAGATCATACGCTTAACTTTCAATTCCAACATGCTTTTACGCATCCAGAACTCAATGAATGGTTCCCACTTAACATCATTACGAGTTAAAGGAAGTTGGTTTCTACGCTGAGGAGCATATACCAAAATATCTAAAGGATTTCCTTTTGAATCAACCATCATCTTGTCATCAGCCCACTCAGTGATTTTGTGCTCATAACCATATGCAGAACCTAAAGATTCAAACATTGTGATTTGCTCACCCAAACGAGGAAGACCTAATAAGTCTTGATCAAACTCACCAATTGCAGCATCAACTAATTCAAGCTCAACACCTACTTGTAAGAATTGAGAACCTGAAGAAATGTAGTCAACAGTTGGATTGTCAGTCACCAAATTGAAAGAATACAAGTAACCCATGTTCCAAGGAACTGGATCTTTGATTACATAGAAACGAGGACCATACTGACGAGAACCCACAGAAACGATTGCGTTCTTAGAGAATTCATTAGTGTCCAAAACAAGAGTGAACTCTTGACCATCGATACCAATTTTATCCAAAGCAGCAGTTGCTTCTGGAACATTGATAATCTTAGGGAATTTGTAGGGAACAGCTACTTGCCATTTCCAAGCATCACTATTATTATCGATGTAATAAGGTGTGCTTTTGTTAATCATGTCTAAGAAGTCATTGCTATACAATGAGCTCTGAGTGTAAAGACTAATGATCTTTTTGTCATAGTCAGCAGGTTCAGTGCTGTGAAAGCTCTCTAAGTGATTCGAGTCAGTGAGCTTACCCACAGCACGCTTATCCATAGAGGCTACTCTCGCATACGTAAAACCAGTTAAGCCTGGGATTGTTTGAATTGCCATTTTAATTGTTGTTTAATTATTACAAATGTTTATAAGAACCAAGAATTTGCTTTTTGAGCACCACTACCACTTGATGATTTTCCACCTTTACTAACCTGTCTAGCAACTTCGCTGAAAAGCTCGTTGGACTTCTTTGAAACACCTGACTTTTGAATTGTTGATAATGATGGATCTTTTTCTAATATCTTTAGAAGCAATCCAACTTTAACCTTCATAGCATGGTTCTCAGGTCTTTTTAGTTCAAGTATCGTACGATCAAAGTCTGTAAGTGTCTCTCCAGAATTGGTCTTATACTTGTCTACTAGCAGAAAATCTTGTAGTTCGTTTACTAATTTGGGATTTAATGGAATACCATCAAATTCCTTAGTTTTTAGTTTTTCCTGGAGAACAGACTGTACGTTGGTGAAATACTGTTGCTTAATTGCTTGCTTCTGTTGAAGCTCTTGCTGAGCACTTTGCTCCATCTGTTGCAACTTAGCAGCTTCTTTCTTTACTAGCACCTTGTGGTGTTTTGTAGCAACGCTTTCTAAATCTCCATAATTTTTTAACCTCTCAACCTCACTATTTACATCATCAGCTTCAAACCCTTGATCAGCTAATGCTTGTTTAATTACTCTTACTTGGTTTGCTTCATCAGCTAAGTCCATTTCTGCAAAGTTTGCAACAGACTCATATGCACCAAAGTATTCTTTAGGATTAACTCCTTTTACAAATATGGCATCAAAAGCTTTTTGATAATCATCTCCAAACTGACCAATGAAGTTATTTACTACCTCAAGTGCACCTTTTTTCTTCTCTGCTTCAAATCTCTCAAGGAATTCCTCAGGAGTAGATATTGGAGAATCATCTTCATCTTCATCTTTTGAAAAAACACCAAGTTTAAAAAGATCATTTGCTAATGCTTCAAATCTACTCACTTCTTGTTCTTCCTCTCCTTCAGCAATTGGTTCTTCTTTAGTACCCTCTACAGGAGCAGCCTTCTTTGCAGGTGCTGCTGGTTCATCTTCTTCTGTTTCCTCATCATCATCTCCACCTAGTAAAAAGTCTTGAATGCTTTTTGAAGGATCTTCTTTAGGTTCTTCCTTTTTAGGTTCTGATTTAGGAGCTTCTTGCTTTGGTTCATCTTTAATATCTTTAACATCATCAGGATTTCCTGTTGAAGTTTCTGGAGCAATAAGATCATTTAATAATTCAGCACTTCCCATTCCCATATCCATAGTGTTTTCAATACTAAAATTGCCAAAGTTGTTATCTAAGTTCTCTGCCATATGTAGTTGTTTTTATTGGTTTGTTATTGTAAATCTAGATTTTACGTATTTAATATCAAAGAGTTAGAACATTTTATGTATGAATTTGCACGATAATATAGCATTAATGTTTTTCACTCTAATCAATTCTATTTGTAGCTATATCATTTATCAACCTATAACTCTTAATAGGAGCAACGTCTGTTAGTGTAACTTGTTGTATCTCAACTCCCCATTTTTTAGCTTCTACTCTTGCTTTCTTTGTAAGAAGTGAATCTAATTCAGGATCTATACACATCTCTGCAGGAATAGATATAACGATGTTTTTTATTATACTCATAGTCATGTCTGACAATGCATCTTTAGCATCATATACTTCTAGAAGAAATGTTTTCACATCAGCTATCTTATATTTTACAACACCCTTCACTACAAAGTTTTGTTTATCTAGAGTGTATAAAGATTGTGCTGGAAGACTGAGTGTTGTTACCACTACGTGCTGGTGAAGGATTTCATCAACAAATGGAATCTTAAAATGCATTCCTGGTTTAATAGTTCTCTTATATTTTCCAAAGCTAAGATGAACACCCTCCTCGTATGATGGAATAATCACTACAGGAAGGATGTCTGAAATCCATTGTACAATAAGATCTATTAGTTTATCAAACATTATTTAGATTTTTTGTTTCTACCTTTTGCATTCTCCTTAGCCACAGCAAGATCGTTTGCTTGATTCTCTCTAGCCACCTGAAGTTTCTCTCTCTCAATAGCCATCTTATCTGAAGCTTGTTTGTTTTTAGAATTAATCTCAGCAAGTTTCATTTGATAATCCTTAGCAGCTTTTTCTTGCTCGTGAGAAAGCTTGCTCATCTCTAGAACATCAGGAATTGCATTTTGATCAATATCTTCTCCTGGAACTTTACCAAATCCTGTAGCTTGTATAATTGCAATCTTTTCCTTAGATAGTCTATCAAGTTCTTTTTGATAATCATCGTGTGCTTGCTTCTCTTGTTGTAACTGAGCTGCTTGTTGCAATTGAGCTTGAGACTGTTGTTGCTGTTGCTCCATTTGTTGCTGTTGTTGTTGCATCTGTTGATCTTGCATAGACTCTTGTCTTTCTTTAAGAGTCTTGAACACCTTCTTCATTTCTCTCATAGAGTTTGTAGAATACAACTCAATTACATCATGTAATGAACCACCATTTTGTAGAACAGCTTGAGACAGTTGTCTAATCTCTTGGAACATTTGTTTGTCTTCTGGTCTGTTAGTCAAGAACACTTTAAGATCCCTAAATCTAAGATCTGCACCATTCACTTGAACGAAGGCAGATTCTCCTTCAGATGTAATGTATGATAGTGTTGATTGTGGTTTCTTAGCCTCTACATATAAAGCAGCATCTATAATTGCTTGGTATAATTGACCAAGAACATATTCATGTGCTACAAATATAGGTTCTGTCTGAGAATAAGATTGTTGTATAGCTGTGTTAGTTCCTGTTGCTGATTCTGATGCTGATACAGATCCCATCCTTTGCTTAGACATACCAATTAGTTCCCAACACTCATTCTTTAACTGTATAGCTAGTTGATAACGAGACTGTATTTCCTGTGTACGTGTAAGATCAATGTCTCTGAACTGATTAAATGAGCTTGGAGATTTTAGATTCTCTGGAGAGTCATCTATAAACATCACCCCTCTATTACGTGCTTCCATTTCCCATATGTCAAGAGCATCTTGAGCATCACCATCCTTAGGAATAGGAATGTGTCTGATGGATGTTAAATACACCTTACCAACTTCTTTCTCAAGGAGTTTGTAAAGCTGGTTCATGCAGACATTATAAAGAACTTGAAATGGTTTCATTAAGTCTACTAAAGATCTTGCTTCTGTATTCTTAACCTCATGAGTGAGTCCTATGATTGGACAATAGCTCAAAAGTTTGTATGGCTTAATATGATAGATATCTGGACCAATCTTAATTCCTTGATACCATTGATTCACCCATCCCCAATCTAAAGATTGTTGTGTAGGTATAGCTCCACTCTTATACGTTTCATCAACAAGCATAGATTGCTCATTGCCCATTTCATCTATATAGATTAGCTTACCAATCTTCTTTTTAGAAATCCAATAAGCTCTAACCACTACATACTTATATCCAAACGAAGATACATTAGATGTAAGTCCTAAGAAATCCT